CAACTCTTGCAGGGCTAAATGATTCATTTGGATCACTATCTTTTCTTAAAAATTTTAATACATTTTCTAATCCCAACGGTGAATCAGGTCTGTTTCGTACACTACCAATTATTCTACCTGCTGAATCAACACCCATTCTTTTTGCTATTTCGGGATTACCAGCAAAAATAGGTGACGATGCCATGGTTCCTGGAATCATTGATCCAAGATTGTATCCACCAAAAGCTCCTGTAGCAGCACCTAGGATTTGTCCTAAGCCTGATGCTCCTGCTTGTCTCGCTGATCGAAAGCCTTGTATACCACCCAAAACTCCTAATGCTTTTGGCAAAAACGGAAGGGCTGCTGCAAACGGTATTGGCATATATAAATACTCCTTTTAAGATCTTAAATATGAAATAATACCATTTTACTTAGCTGATATCAACTCATCATGGAACTTGCCTTGATACTGATGTTCTCCTACGTGGACTATGGCATCATTTATGTAAGCGTAGCATTTACCACCCATGTCTCTCCAAAGCTTACAAAAGGCAAAATCTTCTCCATTATAAGTTTTCTCTTTAGGATCATGTAAAGTATCAAAAAAGTTCCACATATTAGGTTTATTGACGTATTTACCATTAATAACTGTTTTTTGAACTATTTCTTTTTCAGGATATTTTTCAATCATTTTTTCTATAACTCTTCTTTTAATTAACATACATCCTGTTGGTGAATCAGTAACCTCCATAACTCCTTTATTCACTTTTATATTCTCAGGATTAGGAACTTTCATAGGATATGTATGTAATGCTCTTCTTATGTCATCTGGTGATTTGATTAGACCCTGTTGCATTTTTGCGAAAGCTTTATCCCACATTAAAGTTTTTAATGGATAAGGAACAGATATAATATCTTTATCTGCCTTAAGCATAGCAAATATAGATTTACCTTGGAAATATATGTCTGAATCAATAAACAATAAATGAGTCGCTTTAGATTCTAATAATCCAGCCACTGACAAATTTCTACCTTGTGTAACAAGAGATGACTTAATTAAATGAAAAGATACTTTTAGTTTTTTTTTAAAACATTCTTGTTGAAATTCTATTAAAGCTTGTGCGTAGTGTATGGAGACTTCGCTATGAACAGGTGTTGCAACAAATACTTCTACATCCTTATATTGATTTGGATTTTCTTTCCATAATGGTTCAGTAGCCTTTTCATAGTCTGATTGTGTCTCTATGTTCACTTCTTGTAATGTTTGATATGTATCTTCATTTATATACTTATTGGATGTCATTATATAATCCTATAGATAAAACTATTCTTGGGCTAATGCCTAAAGCTTGATGAATTTTATTTTTTCTAATGTGAAGTAAATCACCCTCTTGTAAAGAGTATTTTTCTTTTTCAACAATGTAAAGTGTCTCGCCAAATAAACCATAAAGAAAAACATCATATGCATCTTTATGAATTATTGAATTTGTTCCTTGTGTAAACGCAACAAATAAAAAAGCATCTATTTTAGATTTTAGTGGTACTTTTTTGTAAGAACAAATTTTGTTTATTATATCAGTAAAAAAATCATTAGTGTGTACATCTCTAATTTTAAAAATTGTTTGTAATATGTAATTATTTAAATAATTAGAACTAATTACTGATGTGTAATTATCGACAGATAGTATCTCAGTAAGTTTATTAAAGTCACAAGTTAAATTATCAAATTTTTTATTAATTACCTCTTGCATTAATAGCTCCTTCTAAAAAATTTGTCCATTCTATAGCCTTTTTATCCCAGCTATAGAAATTTTTGTAATATTTTTGTTGTTCATCTAAATGATTTTGTATTGTATCTGTATGAAGGTAACCTGCTGCAACATCAATCGCTCCTGCAATACTTGCAGCTAACAATTCTAGATTTTTTGTATAATTTACATATACTGGCCACTCTGCACAGGTTTCAGGTATTGCACCAAAATTAGTTGTGATAACATGAAGACCTGCAGCAAGTGCCTCTAAAGCAGAAGCACAAAAGGTTTCTTCAAATATAGATGGATAGACAAATAAATCATAATCTGTAATGTGATCTAGTAAATATTCATTAGGTTTATAACCAATATAATTTACATTAGGTAATTTTTTGGCTTGATCAAACAAAGCCTCTGTGTCCTTATTTGCCTTATCAGCAAATTCTTTTCCATAAACATCATTAGAACTATATACATCTAAAGTTACATTTTTATTTTGTATTAGTTGCATGGCTAATAACAATACATTCAATCCTCTCCAAGGTGTGCAATGATGCATTATTCTTATGGGTTCACCTTTTTTATGTATTTTTCTTTTAGGAAAATGGTGTGCACCATTTTTTATCACAATAGATTTATCTTCAGGTATTTGAAAAAAATATCTAAATTTTTCATAACACCAATGTGAATTGAAAACATACCAATCGTATTCGTGATGTCTGTTTTTGTTTCTAAAAAAACTTTGTAAGTTAGGTTGATCCCAAGAATTTTTTTGCCAAAGTATATTTATTTTATTAGGATCCAATGGCACTTTTCCTGGTATAGATGTGCATATTTGAAATTTATTTAACAAGTCTTTTGATACGTATTTTTCTAGCAACTCATGCTGTAACTCTGTTGCGCCTCTAGGTTGCATTATTTTTTGGTTTTAGCCCCAATGTTTCCAGCTCTAGTCACTTTAATTTCAAGGTCTTGTCTAAAATCATCTTGAGTAGTATCAGTGTTGGGATCAGCAACATCAGCATCAAAATCAGCTTTGCTATCATAGACTTTTCCTGTTCGTTTATGTTTTATAATTTCAATTGCCTCGGCAGGAATTTTTGGTAAATCACTCATTGTTTACGTCCTTGTCTATTATATTTCTTATTGTGTTGCAACTTTTTTTTCTTGTTTAAATTTTTAGTATGTCTTCTCGGTCTTTTTCGAGCTTTAGGTCTTGGTACAAAATGCGTAAATTTTTGTCTAGCCATTCTCCTGAGATCTATCTATTTGAGCATAGCTTATTGCTCCTTGGATTGTGTTGCTACCAGTTGCTGCTTGCACTGTTATTGCATCTCCTGCCTCTAAATTTAATCCTTGAGGCGTAGCATTAACTTGTGATTTTGCAGACACCTCATCTCTAAAAAATTCATACTCAGTGTTGGAATCAGAAGAGTCAACCATATTCATGTTAACTAAAACACCTGAAGAGGCATCACTGTTTGAGCAATAAACACTTTTTATAATTACTGTTGCGTTACTTGGGCATGTAAATACAGTAGTCTTTCCTGTACTCGCTTGTTTAAAACCTTGATTTTTATATTGTATTGTCATGATAAAAAGTAGTTAAAAGCATCCTGTTCATTTTTAAGTTCTTGTTGATAAGAAGTGTTTAACTTATCTTGCATTGTTCGTAAAGATTGAGTTACTTGTCTTTGGTTTTCCTCAGTGTATCTAGGTGTTGGTTCTGGAATTACTATATCTACTCTAGCCATTTAATATCCTGAATGTAAGCCACCTAAGCCTGATGTTTGTCTAGCTTGTCTTGTTGGTGCTGGTGCTGAGGTTGTTCTTGAAGGAATTTGGCCTCTACCCCTATCATCGATTATATCTTGAGGAGTTATCTGACCTTGAATTCTATTAGTAATTGATGCAGCTTCACTCATGGTTTGTTGTTTTTGCATTTCTTTTTGTGCACGCTTATTTGCTAAATAATCTGAAATACCTAAAGATCTTCCTGAGAGTGCAGATACTGCAGCAAGAGGTGCAAATACATTAGAACCAATTCCTAAAATTGACATAAGCCCTGTAGCTTGTGCAGCATTTAAACCTAATTTACCTGCAGCATAATCTATAGCTTTATTTTTTATCACATTACCTGCAATTTGTTTGATATTAGGTAGTTCCATACCACCTCCTGTATCTTGTCTAGGCAACAATGGTTCGATACCTATAGGTTGCATATTCTGATCACCAGGTATAAATTCGTTTACTAGATCTGGCTCCATTATCCCCTCATTCCATCTAATTGAACATCTGCTCTAAAAGTTCCAAAACGCCAATTTTCATCTGTACTAGTATTAGCAATTTTTAAACTAGCAAATCTAGCCCTAGCTCTAGTGTCCACCTTTTTTGTCGATCCTGTGACCGTGAAAGGTCCTAAAGGAGACGATGCCTCAGTATCACTAGGAAAATCTCTTAATAAGATTGTCACTTGAGCGTTACCTTGTATAGTTTTGAAATCAGGAACAAATCTTCTCATACTCATAAAAAACTCAGCGTTAGTTCCGTCAGGATTTAAACTAAAATCTCCTGATTCAATGAAAGCAGGTATCGCAGTTTTGTTTCCTGCCGTATCTACCTCATTAACACCTTTTTCATGTTCAAAATATTTTGTTGACCCATTTATATTTGTTACACCTTGAACAGTTGGAAAAGAACCAACACCTGTTGAATTAAATTCTGTTGCATATGGATTTTCGTAAAGATTAGCATCAACCCAAGTAGTTCTCGATAGAGATCCAGTCACCCATGTTCCATCTTGGTAATTATAACAAACATATCTATTATTAAAATCAGATGTTGCTTGTGGATAGTACCAACAAATCTCTTCGTATAAATGA